ATCGGAAGGGAACGCCGGTCGTTGAAGGCGAACCATTCCCGGCGAGAGGTTGATGACGATGGGCGCTTGTCATACGCATTTCAGGCAAAACCAGAAAGTACGTGTGATGTTTAAACGCAAGTCACGTGCGCACTACATAGGAAAATTTAAGGAGCGGCGAAGCAAATGTATCGTGATCGATGATGTGTCGTTTCGGTTTACGGAGATACGTGCGATCGTGATTGAGCGATGATCATGTGGCGATTAGGACGTGACCGCTATGGCGTGGCCAAGGTGCACACCATCGACGGAATCAAGTTTGATTCTAAGCGAGAGCTCAATCGGTATCTGGACTTGAAGCTGCTAGAGCGAGCTGGTGTCATCACCGATATTGAGCTACAGCCCCGTATCCAGATCATCATCGGCGGCGTCACTGTCAAAATGAGATCCAAGCGCTACCCAAACGGACGAATACTGACCTATGTGGGGGATTTCAGGTACAAGGATCTGGAAAATGACTGTATCACACTCGAAGATGTTAAGATGGAATCTGGCCACAGGCCTGATGTGTACAAAATTAAACGAGCCCTGATTGAAGCAATGGGGCTTACCATTACTGAAGTATAATTGAACCAGGAGAAGAAAATGGCACAAAGTGAAGTATTAAAAACAGCCACTGGCAGCGGCCCAGATAGAACAGAGCGACCAATTGAGAGAGCCATTCATTTATCGGGTTCGGCGGTGAACGCAGCTGACAACATCTTTTCCCGGCTTAACAAAGTACTGGATCGCCTGGAGAGGGGACCATCGCCTCCAGGGTTGGTAGGCGGCGGTTTGGTAGACGAACTCGACAAAAAGGAAGAATTGCCCGAACTAAACCATCTGCTCCACAACCTCGATAACATTGAAAATATACTGGGCCAGATTAAAAATCTAGTCAGTGCCATAGAGGCGCTTTGAGCGGTTGTTGCCAATCGGGGGGATGAATGAAAGTCTATATCTACACTGAATCATTTTACAATCAGCAAGATAGTTGCATCTGCAAAGCTGTCCTGGTCCAGGCTGAAATACAATCCAGCGGCGAAGCCTACGGGGTACACCATCCCGAAACTGGCTATTCAGTATGGCCGGCGGATCAATTCAAGGAATCGCACCGGGAACTCACCGCCAAGGAACGCCAGCTAATCAATTTCACCACCGCCGAGCTCGAGGTAATGGGCATCAGCGATGGGCAGCCACCAGCAGAGGATCTATGAACCAAGACGATAATGTTGTAGGGCTTCACGGGCCGGCACACGCTGAGGGAGATTATAAAATTCGTGAGTATCCCAAACCACAAAGCGTGCTTATGATTGGCGCGCCGGCCGGTGGATTAGAGTTCAACCTAACCATGCCATTGCCGAATCGTTGGCATCGATACTGGCACAAGGTGTTTTTTGGCTTTACCTGGAAGAAATACCAGCAGTAATTGCATAATGTCGACGTCCAATATTATTTCAATTTCTGGAGGGAAAGATTCTCTAGCCACAGCTTTGCTCGCCATTGAGCGCGATGCTGAAAATATCCAGATGGTGTTTGCTGATACAGGGAATGAGCACAAACTGACCTATGATTACATCGAATATTTGCAGGGAGCTCTTGATCTTCCCATTAACCGTGTTAGCAGCAATTTTGATGAGCAGATCGCAAAAAAGAGAGAGTATATTCTGGAAAATTGGGCTAAGGATGGTGTACCCGAGGATCATATTAAGCGCGCCGTCGAGATTCTGAAACCGACGGGCAATCCATTCCTGGATCTGTGCATATGGAAAGGGAGGTTTCCATCGACGCGCCGGCGATTTTGCTCGCAGTTTTTAAAACATGAGCCGCTAGATCGGTTTATGCGTGATAACTTGTTGGTGTACGACGAGGTATACAGCTGGCAGGGTGTCAGGCGAGACGAATCGCCAGGCAGGGCTAAACTTGCCGAAGAAGAAGATCATCCCACCGAGCAAGGTCTGATCTGGTATCGGCCTATTCTGGACTGGAAGGCTGATGATGTTTTTGCGATCGCCAGAAAGCACGGCATCGATCCGAACCCGTTATATAAGCAGGGGATGGGCCGGGTTGGCTGTATGCCATGTATCCACGCTACTAAGGGGGAAACCTTTGAGATCGCCAGGCGTTTCCCGGAAGAGCTTGAGAGGCTTGCTGAATGGGAATCAATTGTGTCGATGGCATCGAAACGTGGGGCATCCACGTTTTTCGATGCACGGGTAACAAACAGGCACCTGGGGCTTGATCCAATCACTAAAGATAACGTCCACTTAGTTACGCCAGAAACTCATGGCGTACGGGTTTATATTGACTGGTCGAAAACGGCACGAGGAGGCCGTCAGTTTGATCTGCTCAAAGAAATTGAGATTGAGAGTGTGCCGATATGCAAGTCACAGTATGGTTTATGCGAATGATTTGACGTAAACTACCTGTGCAATTGCAAATCAACCTGCAGGAGATTGTTATGAAACATAACTACAGAATGCCTAATGAGAAAAAGGCAGGAACAACGGGGCACAGCGACACCGATTCTGGTGCGAAAGGCAGCAACCACGGCGCGACAGGTTCGCTCAAGCACGCACCAGCTGGTGGCGCACCTGGTAACGTCGGCACGATGAACAAGGTCACGACCACAAACCGATTCCCGAACGGTATGGCGTAAACCTACTGTTTTACACTCGCGGGCAGTGCGATCCGCGAGCCAATCCGGAGAGAAAGAATGAAAAGGCGTGATTTTTTAAGGAACACAGCAGCACTAATCGCTGCACCGGTATACATTCCGATCGAGCGCCTGGATAAAATATACATACCGGCTAAAAAAATCATAAAATTGAACAGGATGATTGGTCACCCAAGCGGGCTTGGTGAGGGCGATATCTTCACAATCTCTGGCGTCCACGATGTGTCGAAGGAAGATAGCGGTCAGCTGCAGCGATTCATTGTGCGAGAAAATGAGTTTGAAATTTTTTTCGATCCACCCATGAAAGTTCACATGGGCATTATGGACCAAATCTTTACACCGTAGTATCTCCACTTTCACCCACCATCTGACACTTCATCTCGAATTGCACAGAAAAATATGACAACATTACTCTGTTTAAAAAAGTATCTGTGCTTGCTTGAACCCGGCCAAAATTTTAAATTTCCTGACGAAAGTATTCAAGAAGCAGTTGACAGTGAATTGCCGGCGCACGAGCGGCCTGCGCGGCGTGAAGATATAGCAACAATGTTGAATAATTTAGTAAACGACTTTGACGGCATCAGGTGGCACTGGCCTGATAATCCTGCCTATACTTTCATGTTTTCCAAATTTCCGCACGAGCGCCTATAATAGCCAGCGATGGCGAAAAAAGCACTCAAACCGCGCAGACCTAATCCACGCACAGAACTGACGCTGAAACAGCGATCATTTTGCGTTTGGTATTACCAGCCTGATGTCAATGGAAACGGTACTGAGGCGGCCCGGCGTGCCAATTACAAGGGCAATGATGCAACGCTTGCCCGCGTAGCTTATGAGAACCTTAGAAAACCTTTGATAATCGCAGAGTTGGCGAAGTACGAAAAAGAACTACTGAAAAATGCAGAAGTCACCATCGAAAAGGTGTTGCATGATCTTGAGGATCAGCGCACCAAGGCCCTGGGAGCCGGGCAATATGCCCCGGCCGTCAGGTGTTCCGAGCTCCAGGGTAAGTACCTGAAAATGTTTGTCGATAAAATCGAGCACGTCCAGACCATTGAGGACGTGAGCAACGAGGAGCTTGCGAGATTGTTACGTGAAATAGCGGAGGTTGGCGGCATTGATTTCGCTGCACTCATTGCGGGAAATGACCCCGCGCATAGCATGTTACCTGATACTCCAGGAGCTCCGACGACGCACTGAGGCCGACAAGCTGCAGCAACTCTACCCGGAAACAGGGATGCTGCGGCGTGAGCTGTACGCCAAGTATATCGAGGTATTCGAGGCTGGCCTGATCCATAACGAGCGCTGCACCCTGGGTGGTAACCGGGTCGGCAAAACACTCGGGATCGGTGGCTATGAAACAGCTGTGCATTTGTCTGGGCTTTACCCTCCATGGTGGCCTGGTCGTGTCTATACCAAACCGATACTCGGATGGGCGGCTGGCACCAAGGCATCGAAGGTGCGCGATGTGAATCAAAAGTTTCTACTCGGTACGCTACACCAGCGCAAAGGGTTCACCCAGGCCGAGGGCGGATTGATCCCAGCTGCACGGATCGGGCGCCTCACCCGGCGAACCGGTGTCGCGGATGCGGTCGACCAGGTGGTGATCAAGCATGTTGCCGGGTATGAAAATGTTTGCACCTTCAAGTCATACGAGGAGGGTCGCAGTAGCTTCGAGGCTGAGGGAGTCGACTGGATCTGGCTCGATGAGGAGCCGAGTAAGGCGATCTATGACGAGTGTAAAATGCGTATCTTGACGACAAGAGGAGCAATTCTTGCTACATTTACGCCCGTAGAAGGTTTGACCGAGACAGTCATGTCGATACTGGAAGGCACCGATTTACTTTGATACTTAATACCCAAAGAGAGAGGCTCCCGTGATCCTGATCAGATCAGCCTCGTTGAAAACTGTCGAAATCTCTGACGAGAGGGTGCTGCGCGGGACAGCATCGGGGGTGGATGACACTTAAACCCTGGATGGCCTGGTCGGGACATGATGACTGGTTGGTGTGCCTGATGTGTCCGACTGATAAGAGCGACAAGGAAGGGAATGTCTGTTATCGCGCCATCAATACTGCCAGGAAAACACGCCGGCAGATTGCCAAGTGGTATCGCGTACATTGGGCGTGTGGTTTTTCGAGGCCGGTGGAATGACTCGACGTTCAATGTACCGGCGGAAGTGCTTCGACTGTGAAGCTGTTTTGATACGGCATGAGGTTTTGTACAATGACGGACTCTGTGATAAATGCATCACTCTGCGCCTCGAAGAATCCAGGCAAAAGAGACCCCGACGGCCCAGCGGAAATTATATCCCGCCTGGAACAGTACAAGGATGATAATCCAGAGTGTATTGAATATTGGGTCGAGACCGATATCGATGCGTCATACCTATTGCTGGCGATGGCTGCATCGCTGAAACACCTGGAGATCGACGTGAATAATGACAAGGACCGCATTAAAACACTTCGCCACTATGCCCACGCTTACCGCACAGCCGTGCAAAAAGGCAATGCAATCAATTATCTGAATAGCCTGACCGATGAGGATGCGCTGTCGATCTACGGCATGCGGATCCGCGCGAAGATGACGAAACACTAATGTTACCCAAATTACTCTGCGAGCAGCTGCTAACCCGCAAGGGCTGGCGATTAACGGATCACACTAAGGGCCTTTATGGTTGCGAATGGTGGGTTGATGAATGCCAGGTTCGGGGATTTGGAACCTCACCAGAAAAAGCAGTTGCTGACGCGCTGGCCCAGGAGCCAATACTCGTACAAAGGTACAAAACCACATTAGCAGTCTTCCATCCATAGCAATGATCATTGTCTGCCCCACAGTGCCCCACACTGGTACACATTTCATGCGCAAACTGCTCACTGGCGCCGCCGAAATAGTTGTAATAGTTCATCCATACCTCGATTTAATTGAGGGATTGAAATCTATGGTTGACACTGAGTATAGCGTGTGCGTGATACCCCAAAGGGATCCAGAGGCGGTGCGTGCTTCCTGGATTAAATACGGTAAAAATCCGAATAATTTTGCCGGCATGAGCCTAAAGGAATGGTATGACGCTCAGTATTCAATAGCCGAGCGGGCCCCTACTTATTATTTACAACTTGATCGACCCAGTGCCCGCGACGTGCAGCTGGCAGAGATTAATCGTGAGCTTGGGCTCAACCTCGAAACCGACTGGGAACCGGTCCGGCAAGAGGCATGTTAAATGGATCCTATCTGGTGGCTCACTAAAGACGGCGATATTGATTGTCTCGAAATGTATGAAAGACACTACAGTTGCCATCAGTATAAAGACGGAAGGGAGCGAAAATTATTTGCAGGTCCAGGCGAAAAAATCGTACTCAGAACCCTTGAAGGGGACGCCCTGTTTGTTTGGAGGAAGTTCATTGATGCCTGTCCAGGGCAGGAAGGTATTAATTGCGCCGTGTTCAGAAATGAGTCAGCGTACCAAAGCTCGAAACTTATATGCCAAGCGGATCAAATTGCTGATGTCATCTGGCCTGATAGCAGGCATTACACCTACGTCAGAGCGGAAGCGATCGAATCAACAAACCCTGGATTTTGCTTTATTCAGTCCGGATGGAATAGACTGCGAAGAAGAACAGGGTCTGGGTTAAGAATATTGGAGCGATTGAGCGCATGAGCAAGTACGTCACCATGATCGGCCAAGATGATGCCCCGCACTTGAACCCGCCGGCGATCACCGTCGAGGAGCGCGAAGAGCTGTTTGCTGGAATGACAGAGGGAGAGCGCCAGGCCCGTGAAACTGGGCGGCCGGCGCTCGGGTCGGGGGCGATCTATCCGATACGTGAGGAAATTCTATTTATCGATCCGATACCGATCCCGAACTGGTGGGAGTTTGCCTACGCGCTTGATCCAGGCTGGAACGTGACTGCTGGCCTGGTATGCGCGAGGAACCCCGATACCGATCAGCACTACCTGGTGGCTGAGTATTATGGCATGCGGGACCAGCCAGTGATTCATGCCTCGGGTTTAAAGGCGATGCTACCCTGGCCAGAGTTGATAGGTTGTATCGATCCTTCCGGCGATAATGTCGGCAACCAGAAAGACGGCACCAAAATGAAGGAGGAGTACGAGGACCAGGGGCT